CAAGCAAGTTTGGACTAAACTAGAATACCCTAAAGCATTATCTAGGATAAAAAGTGTATTCGATTGGGAAAAATATCCCACCGATTTCAAAGAAGAGTGGTACGGATATATTGACAAAGAGTTTGAAAGAAGGGAAAATGGTTTTTGGTTCTATAATAATGGGTTACCCACTTATATTACCGGTACCCATTATATGTATTTACAATGGTCCAAGATTGATATTGGATCAGCAGATTACAGAGAGTCTAACAGAGTATTCTTTATCTTTTGGGAAGCTTGTAAAGCAGATATTAGATGTTACGGAATGTCATACCTTAAAAACAGACGTTCGGGGTTTTCATTTATGGCATCTGGGGAAACGGTTAACATGGCAACAATGTCTTCTGATGCAAGGTTTGGTATTTTGTCTAAATCCGGGGCTGACGCAAAAAAGATGTTTACTGATAAAGTTGTACCTATATCAATTAATTACCCTTTCTTCTTTAGTCCAATTCAAGATGGTATGGATAGGCCTAAAACGGAATTAGCTTACAGAATACCAGCATCTAGACTTACTAGAAAAAAATTAAACGAAGGAAAAACCGCTGAAGAGCTTGATGGTCTTGATACTACTATAGACTGGAAAAATACTGGTGATAACTCCTATGATGGAGAAAAATTAAAACTACTGGTACACGATGAAAGCGGAAAGTGGGAGAGACCAGACAATATATTAAACAACTGGAGAGTTACAAAAACATGTCTAAGGCTTGGTAGCAGGATCGTTGGAAAGTGCATGATGGGTTCAACATCAAATGCTTTAGATAAAGGTGGTGCAAACTTTAAAAAACTTTATGATGCCTCAGACGTTACAATTAGAAACCGCAATGGTCAGACTAGCTCGGGATTATATAGTTTGTTCATACCTATGGAATGGAACTACGAGGGATTCATTGATTCTTACGGGTTACCTGTATTCGATAACCCAAAAAGAGAAAAAGTTGATCCAAGTGGAAATCTGATAACAATAGGTGTTATAGAGCATTGGGAGAATGAAGTAGATGGATTAAAAAATGATCAGGACAGTTTAAATGAATATTATCGTCAGTTTCCAAGAACAGAGAAACACGCTTTTAGGGATGAGTCTAAGATGTCTCTATTTAATTTGACAAAGATATACGAGCAAATAGATCACAACGAGGAATTTGCTAATAGTAAAATGGTTACTAAAGGTAGTTTCCAATGGGCTAATGGAATTAAAGATACAACTGTTCAGTTTATACCAAATAAAGATGGTAGATTTTTAATCAGTTGGGTTCCACCTGCTAATCTTCAAAATCGTATGGTACTGAAGAACGGCTCTAAACACCCAGGTAATGAGCACATAGGAGCTTTTGGCTGTGATAGCTATGACATATCAGGCACAGTTGATGGCAAAGGTTCTAATGGAGCTTTACACGGTTTGACTAAGTTTAGTATGGAAGACGCGCCTATAAATATGTTTTTCCTAGAATATGTGGCAAGACCTCAGACAGCTGAGATATTTTTCGAAGATATATTAATGGCCTGTGTATTCTACGGAATGCCACTGCTGGCTGAAAATAACAAACCAAGATTATTATATTATTTTAAAAGAAGAGGCTATAGAGGGTTTTCAATAAATAGACCCGACAAGTTGCTTCATAAATTATCTGTCACAGAAAGAGAGATCGGCGGAATACCCAACTCTAGTGAAGATATAAAACAAGCGCATGCCGCTGCAATTGAATCTTATATAAACGATTTTATAGGTGCTAAAGAAACAGGTTATGGAAATATGTATTTTCAAAAAACCTTAGAAGAGTGGGCTAAATTCGATATAAATAATAGAACAAAATTTGATGCAACAATTAGTTCTGGATTAGCTATAATGGCTTGTAATAAAAACAAATATACTCCCGTGTTCAAACAAGAAAAGAAACCAATATCATTGTCTTTTGGTCGCTATGACAACAATGGTAACACTTCAAAAATAATACGATAAATGATTTCAAAAAGCGTAAATAGTACCTTCCCAAGCCAGGTAGTACCTGATGTAGAGAAGCAAAGCTCAGAATACGGTTACGAAGTTGGTAGAGCCATTGAAAACGAATGGTTTAACAGCGACAACGGATCGGGTTCAAACGGGAGGTTTGGTAGTAATTGGCAAAACTTTCATAGGCTACGTTTATACGCTAGAGGAGAACAATCTGTTAAAAAATATAAAGACGAGTTATCTACTAATGGAGATTTGTCTTATCTTAATTTAGATTGGCAACCTGTTGCGGTACTTTCAAAATTTGTTGATATTGTTGTTAATGGTATGACAGACAAAGGTTATGAAATAAGATCATATGCCACTGACCCCTTTGCTATTCAACAAAGAACAGATTATGCTAAAGGAGTAGCACAAGATGCTTTTGCTAAAGACCTTATAGCTAAGACTAAAGCTACATCAGGGGTGGACCTGTCTAGCACAAACATTCCTTCAGACCAGCTACCTACAAGTCCAGAGGAGTTAGAACTCCATATGCAATTGTCATACAAACAATCTGTAGAGATAGCTGAAGAAGAAGTCATAAATAATATTTTAGACTTCAATAGATATGATGAAATAAAGAAAAGAATAGCCCAAGATTTAACTATATTAGGTATTGGTTGTAGTAAAACAAACTTTAATTTATCAGAAGGTGTCACTGTTGATTATGTTGATCCTGCTAATTTAGTTTACTCTTACACAGAAGATCCTAATTTTGAAGATATATATTACGTAGGAGAAGTTAAAGGAATATCTTTACAGGAACTAAAGAAACAATTCTCTTACTTGTCAGACGCTGATTTAGAAGAAATTCAAAAATCTCCTGGCAGATCTAACTATACCAGACAAGCCAATGGGCAAAGTGACGATTACAACACTGTTCAAATTTTGTATTTTGAGTATAAAACATATACAAATCAAGTATTTAAAATAAAACAAACTGACCAAGGCCTTGAAAAAGCTTTAGAGAAAACAGATTCTTTTAATCCTCCAGAAAGTGATAACTTCAATAGAGTGTCTAGATCAATAGAGGTATTATATAGTGGAGCGAAAATATTAGGTCAAAATAAAATGTTGCAATGGGAAATGTCTGAAAATATGACAAGACCTTATAGCGATCAAACAAGGGTCGAAATGAATTATTCTATATCTGCCCCTAGAATGTATAAAGGTAGAATAGATAGTTTAGTTAGTAAGTGTATAGGATTTGCTGATATGATTCAGATAACTCACTTAAAGATACAGCAAGTGCTGTCCAAGATGGTTCCTGATGGTGTTTTTGTTGATGTTGATGGATTAGCTGAAGTTGACTTAGGTAATGGAACTAACTACAATGCTCAAGAAGCTATGAACATGTACTTCCAAACAGGTAGTATAGTTGGTAGGTCTTTAACCCAAGACGGTGATCCAAACAGGGGCAAGATACCTATTCAGGAACTGAACTCCTCTTCTGGTATTAGCAAAATACAAGCTTTAATTCAGACTTATCAGTATTACTTACAAATGATTCGAGATGTGACCGGATTAAATGAAGCACGCGATGGCAGTATGCCATCAAAAGATTCTTTAGTAGGTTTACAAAAAATGGCTGCAGCCGCTTCTAATGTGGCTACTAAACATATATTGCAGTCTCTTATGTATATAACTGTTAGAACATGCGAGAATATAAGCTTAAGAGTAGCCGATATGCTGAACTTCCCTCTTACTAAAAACGCATTAATGAATTCTATAAGTTTATCAAATACTAATACCCTTATAGAAATGGAAAAACTAAACCTTCATGAGTTTGGAATATTTTTAGAACTAGAACCTGAAGAGGAAGACAAAGCTCAATTAGAACAAAATATACAAATAGCTTTACAAACAGGTGGTATTGATTTAGATGATATTATTGACTTAAGAGAGATCTCAAACTTAAAGTTAGCTAACCAGATGTTGAAGCAGAAAAAAAGGCAAAAAGCTAAAGAGGCTCAGGAGATTCAACAAGCTAATATTCAAATGCAAGCTGAGGCAAACGGTAAAGCAGCGGAACAAGCAGCTTTAGCTGAAATGCAAAAACAACAAGCTTTAGCTCAAACAGAATTACAAATTGAACAAGGTAAATCTCAATTCAGAATACAGTACATGCAGCAAGAAGCTGAAATAAAGAAACAGCTAATGGCTGAAGAGTTTAGTTATAATATGCAGTTAGCTCAAATCAGAGCAAATGCTGAACAAGGAAAAGGGAAAGAAGCGGAAGATAGAAAAGACGAAAGAACTAGAATACAAGCTAGCCAGCAATCTGAGCTTATAAGTCAACGTAAAAACGACTCACTGCCAAAAAGCTTTGAATCATCAGGAAATGATGTGTTAGGAGGGTTTGGGTTAGATCAATTTAATCCGGGTTAAAACTTATTATTTAATTATTTAATTATATTATATTATGTCAGAAACAGTAAAACAAGAAGGTGATTTCAAAATGAAAGCAAAGAAGCCTAAAAATCTAAACAAACCAAGTGTTATTACAAAAGTAGAAATGCCTAAAGTAGACATTGGTTCACAAGGGGTGGTTATCCCAGAAGTAACAAAAGTAGATTTAACCAAAAAAGCAATAGAAGAAGTTGAATCTCAAATAGAAGAGGTGATCATTGATGTTGCTAAAGAAAAGATCGAAGACACAGATAGTGGATCAATCTTACAAGAAATAACCGATGAAGAAGAAGTTATTGAAATAGCAAAAGAGCTTAAACAGGCAGTACAAGAGAATAGGACTACTGGAAAACCCCTTCCGGAAAATGTAGAAAAGCTAATCTCTTTTATGGAAGATACCGGTGGAAACCTAGAAGACTATGTTAGATTAAGTTCTGACTACTCTACAGTGGATAATACCACCCTTCTTAAAGAATATTACAAAGCAACAAAACCTTATTTAGAAGGTGATGATATAAATTTAATCCTTGAAGACTTCGAATTTGACGAAGACATGGACGAGGATAGAGACATACGTAAGAAAAAACTTGCGTTTAAAGAGGAGGTTGCAAAAGCTAGAAACTTTTTAGAGCAAACCAAGAGTAAATACTACGACGAAATCAAGTTGAGACCCGGCGTTACTCAGGAGCAACAAAAAGCTACAGACTTTTTCAATCGACACAATGAGAATCAGGAAGCTGCAACAGCAAAACACAATGATTTTTTACAAAAAACTAAAGGCTACTTAAACCAAGATTTCAAAGGTTTTGATTTCAATGTAGGTGAAAAGAAGTTTAGATATGGAGTAAAAAATATTAATGATGTAGCAGAAAAGCAATCTGACATTTCTAATTTTATTGGGACGTTCCTAGATAAAGAAGGAAATATATCAGATTACAAGAGCTACCATAAAGCTTTGTACGCAGCCCAAAACGCTGATACTATTGCACAACACTTTTACGAGCAAGGCAAAGCTGATGCTGTTAAAGATGTAGTTGCTAAATCCAAAAACATAAGTACAGAACCTAGGCAACAATCTAGTGGTAATGTGTTTATTAATGGTTACAAGGTAAAAGCTATAAGTGGAAATGATTCCTCAAAACTTAAAATTAAAACAAAGAAATTTAACTAAAAAAAAAATTAATTATTATGGCTGTAAGTCCTTTATTTGGCGGTATTGTACCGTCACAAAAACAACAAACTTTAGCAAGCAACTACCTGCAATTTACGGATAGTTCTGCTGCTGATTTTAGCTCATTCGCTGAGCAGTATTTACCTGAGATCTACGAACAAGAAGTAGAGCGTTACGGAAACAGAACTTTATCTGGATTCTTACGTATGGTTGGTGCTGAAATGCCAATGTCTTCTGATCAAGTTATTTGGTCTGAACAAAATAGATTACACATTTCTTATACTGATGTAACAAATAATGCTATAAACACTTTAACAATACCAGTTGATGCATCTGTAAAGAACGTTATTTCTGCAGGTGCTACTATAGTTGCAATTGATGTCTCAGGTGCTGAACTTAAGTGTGTTGTAATCGCTTCTGTACCTTCTACAGGTGTATTAACTGTTGCTCCTTATACTGCTACAACTACAGCTTCTTTAAATGCTTTAGTTAAAATATTTGTATATGGTTCTGAATATGCAAAAGGATCTTCAACTCCTAACTACTCTGCTGCTAATACAGATGGGTATGTAAGTGTTGAACCTCAATTCACTCAATTCTCTAATTCACCTATTATAATCCGTAGTAAATACACTGTATCTGGATCTGACACTGCTCAGATTGGATGGGTTGAAGTAGCTACTGAAGATGGAACTGGTGGGTACTTATGGTATTTAAAAGCTGAATCTGAAACTCGTTTACGTTTTGAAGACTACTTAGAAATGTCTGTAGTTGAAGGTGAAAAAGCTAATACAGCTCTAGGTGCTGGTTCTGCAACTGCTTCAGGTTACAAAGGTACTGAAGGCTTATTTGCTGCTGTTAACTCTAGAGGAAATGTTGAAGCTGGATTTAATGCTGGTGCTGGACAACTTGCTGATTTTGATTCTATTTTGAAAAATTTAGATACTCAAGGAGCAATTGAAGAGAACATGTTATTCTTAAACAGAGATACTTCTTTAAGTTTTGATGATATGTTAGCTGCAATTTCTTCTGGAACAAACGGAGGAACTGCTTATGGGTTATTTGAAAATTCACAAGATATGGCTTTAAACTTAGGCTTTACTGGTTTCAGACGTGGATCTTACGATTTCTACAAGACTGACTGGAAATACTTAAACGATGCTTCTACAAGAGGTGGTGCTGTTGAAGCTGCTGCAACTACTGCTCCTGTTGCTGCAATTGATGGGGTATTAATTCCTGCTGGAACTTCTACTGTTTATGATCAACAATTAGGTACAAACATCAGAAGACCATTCTTGCATGTTCGTTATAGAGCTTCTCAAGCTGATGACAGAAAGATGAAATCTTGGTTAACTGGATCTGTTGGGGGTGCTATGACATCTGATCTTGATGCAATGGAAGTGAACTTCCTTTCTGAAAGATGTTTATGTGTACAAGGTGCTAATAACTTCGTGTTGTTCACTAAAGCATAACAAATATTATTTGGTAATCTTTACCCTCGTTACATCAACGGGGGTAACTATTACTCTTGTTAAACTATTTAATTATATTATATAACATTATGAAAACAAAAAAACAAACTCCATCAGTTGAAAACAACTGGGAGATAAAAGACAGAACGTATTTAGTAGCAGGTAGATACCAACCACTAACTTTACGTATACCATCAAAACACACAAATAAGGTGGCAATGCTGTATTTTGATCCAGACACTAACGAGCAGAGAGAACTAAGATATGCAACCAATATGTCGTCACCTTTTAAAGACGAACAAGAAGGGGAAGCAACTTTGGGGCACATCATGTTTAGAGATGGATCATTGCATGTACCAAAACAAAATCAACAACTGCAAAAACTTTTATCATTGTATCACCCTTTAAAAGGAAGAAGATACACTGAATTTGACGCTGTAATTGAAGCTAATGATGACTTAGATATAATGGAACTTCAGATTGATGCTTTAAATGCCGCTAGAGCATTAGAAGTGGATCAAGCGGAAGCTATATTGAGAGTTGAGTTTGGATCTAAGGTTACTAACATGTCTTCTAAGGAGCTTAGACGCGATTTACTTATATTCGCTAGGAGTCAACCTCAGTTGTTCTTAGAATTAGCCAAAGACGACAATGTTCAATTAAGGAATTTTGCTATTAAAGCTGTTGAAGCAAATATCATCAAACTAGCGCAAGACCAGAGATCTTTCTCTTGGGGAAGTACAGGTAAGAAACTTATAACGGTTCCTTTCGATGAAAACCCATACTCGGCTATGGCCGCATTCTTTAAAACAGATGAAGGAGTAGAAATATACAAATCTGTAGAGAAAAAACTAAAATAGTATGTAACTATATTTTATAGTAGGTAAGTCGTTTGTAATATGGCTTATCTACTATAAATAATAAAAAATAAAAAATGGCAATAAACGTAGATTTGGTTTATAAAACTGTGTTATTAATACTTAACCAGCAACAAAGAGGGTATGTTACTCCGGATGAGTTTAACAAGATTAGTAACCAAGTTCAGCTAAGTATATTTGAAAAATATATGAGCGACCTGAATCAACAATTACGTATTCCAGAAAACGACAGTGAATACGGTAACAGATTAAAAAATGTTGATGAAAAAATAGCTATTTTTAAAAGAATAGGTTTAGCACCGTACGCGACCACTCACTTTAACTTACCAACAACCACAGTAACTGCAACTTCAACACAGTCATTTACTGTTCCGGCTTCTCCTGATCCGGCTACTAACACATTATTTACTATAACAACTTGGTCTACCTCTCAGTCTCAAGATGCTTTGATAAAAGTATATAAAAATGGTATCTTGCAAACAGATCCATCGGAATACTCTTTTAATAATTCTAACAATATAGTTACTTTTGTTACAGCACCTATTGTTGCTGATGTTATATTAGTAGAATTACTTCCTTCTGATTTTTACAGGTTAGGTAGTGTTATATATAAAGATGCTACCGAAGTTCAAATGGTGGATAGAAATGAATTCTACTACATTCAGAAATCACCATTAACTAAAGCTACCGAATCGCAACCTATATTTTTATATGAAGATAATAAGTTGTTAGTATATCCTACAACTATATCATCGGCTATTCAAGTTTCTTACATAAAAAAACCAAATCAAGTTCAGTGGGGTTATACTACCGGGAACTTTGGTCAATTCATTTACAGCCCAGTCTCTTCTATAAATTTTGAATTACATCCATCGGAACAAACGGATGTAATATCTGGTATATTAGTATACTCAGGTGTTATAATTCAGGATCCTAATATAATACAATTGGCTTCTCAGCAAATACAGCAAGCGGACAATAACGAAAAAACATAATAAAAAATGAGTTTAATAACGGAAAACAATAGACAATACTACGAAGGAGCTCAGGGGTTTAAAGGTGATGGAACCAATAGTATTTTTACAACTACTTTTAATACTAACTTAAAATGGTTTGAAGCTTCCAATACCACAATTAATTATGCTTTAAACAACTTTAAGTTATATACCAGTGTAAATGGTTTGCCAGGTAGTTGGGTAGAGATTCTAGCAGGCTACTCTGTTGTTGATAACAATATAGTATTTGTTACTGCACCGGTTAATAATCTATTTATAGTAGCCCAGTTAAAGACGTTGGAAGGTGGGAACTACGGTAACACTTATAGCGAAAAAGCTTATGGTGAAGTTGTTGAAAATAATTATGGTTCATATGCTTACACTAAGCTTAGTGATATAATCAATAACTTTTTAGTCGCTTACGTCGGTGACGGCAAACTAATTCAGAGTGTAAAGAAAACTGATGTTATATTTCACGCTAAAAGAGCAATGCAAGAGTTTAGTTATGATACACTAAAGAGTGTTAACTCCCAAGAACTATCTGTACCTAATAGTTTAAGTGTCGCTATACCACAAGACTACGTTAACTATGTTAATATATTCTGGGTTGACACCCAAGGTGTTAAACATATTATATTACCAACTACTTTAACTAGTAACCCATACCAAACTCCTCTTCAGTCATATAACGGGCAGCCTATACAGGATAATTTCGGAGACAACACAGAGGGTACATCGATAACAGAAAGCAGATGGGCTAATAACGGATTGAAAAATGCTGGACAAAATATTAATAACAGTGCTTTTAGTTGGGATCATTTTTACGATTGGCAAGCATTTGGTGTTGGTCAAAGATATGGAATGGATCCACAACATGCTAACATAAATGGGTCTTTCACAATAAACGAAAGAGAAGGTAAATTTTCTTTCTCTGCTGACTTAGTTGATAAAATTATTATATTAGAATACATATCAGATGGCTTATCCACAAATATGGATACTAGAGTACCTAAAATGGCAGAGGAAGCAATGTATGCTTATATTAGCCACGCTATCATAGCATCTAGAATCAATCAACCTGAATATGTTATCAATAGACTAAAAAGGGAAAAAAGTGCTAAGCTGAGAAACGCTAAAATAAGATTATCTAATATTAAGCTAAACGAGATAGTTCAGGTTACTAGAGGGCAATCTAAATGGTTAAAACACTAAAATTAAATGGCTGAGATTATAAATACCTTCCTCAAAGGGAAAATGAATCAAGATCTTGACTCTCGTATATTACCTAATGGTGAATATAGGGAAGCTACAAACTTATCTATAAGTAGATCTGAAAGTTCTACAGTAGGGCAATTTGAAAATATTTTAGGGAATTACAAAATTTCGGAATTATCAGCTTCTGTAGACACAGAAATAATAGGTTCTTTTGTCGATGAAAATTCTAATGTAGCTTACTTATTTGCCACTGACTACGAAGATGCAGCTGGGACTAGGGCTCCGGGAACTGCGGAGTGTTATATATTCAGTGTTGATTTATCTGCAGTAAATCCACCGACTGTTTTAGTCCAAGGGAGTTTTCTTAACTTTAACAAATCATTTATATTTACAGGTATCAATTTAATTGAAAATCTGTTGTTTTTTACAGACAATCTAAATCAGCCTAGAAAAATAAACGTGGAAAGTGCTGGGCTAGATATAGGATATTATACTAATGAAGATCAAATATCTGTAGCTAAATACGCCCCTTATGAGCCTATTTTAGTTATGGAAAGAAATACTACAACTATAACAGCGGCAACCTCCCCTTCGGATACTATCACACCAACAAGCATGACAGGTATAAAGGTAGGGGATATTATAACTGATAATAATAAAATAGACGCTTTAACTATATCGGATCTTGTAACGGTTATAGGCATACCCACAGCAACTACTTTAACCTTATCTGAAGCGATTACCGTTACAGGCTCCCCTAATATGGATTTTAGTAGGCCGTCTATGACGAACCAAACTAACCCAGTAATGTCTAATCATTCTAGTGGGCTTATAACCACTATAACTAACGGGGGTTCGCCTAATCCAATTACAGCAATTTACAGAATTCAAAGCGGATCTACTGCAGACTGGTTATACAATGGCAAAAATGGTATTCCTAGGATTGGGGATTTAGTATCTTGTACTCCTACCCCGGGTAGTATACTAGCAGATACTAGAATTGCTTCGGTAGAAATACAAGATAATGCTAACGCTGTAAGTCCAAAACAGTATATTGAGGTTACACTAGACAAAGAAACAACTCTAGTGTCCGGTAGTATAGATACTTTATCTATTAGTGACAACCCCGACTACGACATTAATTGGAGCGGGGATGTTGACTTTTTAGAAGACAAATTTGTACGATTTAGCTACAGATTCAGATTTGTGGACAACGAGTACTCTTTGATAGCCCCTTGGAGTCAAGTAATGTTTATACCTAAACAATACGGTCAGTTTGGTGGAGCGCAAATTTCTCCTACTGAAGATATGGACAATACATATAAATCTACAATAGTATCTTGGTTTGAGAATAACATAAACAACATACTGCTAAAAATACCAATGCCCTACTCTTCAGGTGAAGAAATGACTACAAAGTTTACAATGACAGCTATTGACATTTTGCTTAAAGAGTCTGATGCTTTAGCAATCAAAGTATTAGAAACTATAATCATACCTACAACGACAACGACATTCCCTTCAATAAGTTTTTACGACAGTTTAAACGGAGAAAACGTATCTAAGTATTTTTTAGACTACAACTATAACTCTTCTAAACCATATAAAACTCTACCAAGTAATCAATCAACCAGAGTATCGGATAAGGTACCTGTTAGAGCATTAGCTCAAGAGGTTATTGGAAACAGAATTGTTTATGGTAATTACAGAGACAGGCACACGGCACCTCTAAGCATAAACTACAGAACTTCAGCTAGTAATAAAACAACTAGATTTGATAATTACACTCAATACCCTAATCATCAATTAAAACAAAATAGAACATATCAAGTTGGATTTGTGCTTGCTGATAGGTATGGAAGACAATCTGATGTTATACTTTCTTCTTATGATGGTAACCCTAATATTCCAGGTTCAAGTGTTTTCCACTCGTACAATAGCCTTACTGATCAAGATAGTGGGGGTGGACTTATAACCAATTGGTTAGGTAACGCTTTAAAGGTACAATTAGATTCCGCTATAAATTCAACGCTTGACTTAGCTTTAGGGACCCCAGGTTTATACTCATTAAATAATCCATTAGGCTGGTTTTCTTATAAAATTGTTGTTAAACAACAAGAGCAAGATTATTATAATGTTTACTTACCTGGTTTTATAAATGGTTACCCTGTTGAAGAAAAGGTTGAAACAAACAAAAGTTTTTTCACAACTTTAGCAAGTGATAATATAAATAAAATACCTAGAGACTTAAAAGAAGTAGGGCCTAGTGATAGCGAATATAATAGCAGTGAGATTTTAACAATAAGAGTTAATAATCCTAATATAAATAATAAATTAACTGCAATTCCATACCCTCATAGTGCTCCTTGGAATACTCAATACTATCCAGGCAATCTATCTCAAAGAGTACTTAGTGTAGCCACAGTTAGAGACATGGAAATTTTGGCTATTCCTTTTATAGCTGCAGCTCCTGCGGGAGAGTATGGACAATCAGGTACCTACAGTATTTACACATATGATTCCTCTACACCTCCTAAAATAACAAGTATAACCCAAGCACAACAACCTGTTGGGTCGATTCCTTGGGGGAAGAGTGCTCCAGATTCCCCTATGTATAATGCGGATTCCAACCCTTTAGTGGTAAAGATTAATCAATCAGCTAATGTAAATAATCCAATTGGTGGAAGTGTTTTTATAAAATCTATACACAATCAACCACCCCCAGCTAGCCCTGACAATGATGGCAACCTATCTGTAGTTCCTTTTTTATCAGTAGCTGAAACAAAACCAGTATATTCTTTATTGGATATTTACTGGGAAACATCATTATCTGGTAATTTAGAAACACTTAATGGTTTAGTAAACTCTCAGTACGCAGGAATTGTAAGTGCCGATTTTGCTTCAGGTATTACCTTCAGTGAGGCTACCGCGAGCGAAACCGTTATTGGAGCGGCTTTTAATTTCTTAAACAGCGTAGGTGCTCCTGTGACCTCAGGGGTAGTTGTAAATAGTTTTACCGTAACAGATGCTGTTGGGTCAACGGTTCCATCGGGTACATTTGATTTAGTAGCAGCAGGAACTGAGTGGGTGATTAAGACAGGTGTTGGAAAAACATTCTTTTACAACACTAATGTAGCAGCTACACCTTCAACAGGTATTTATACTTTGACAGCTAATGTAACGTATAGTGGTTTAACGGATAACATAGTTTTAGAACCTTTCTCTTTAAGTAACGTAAATCCGGGTATTGCTGGAGCACCTACTGTAACTCCATCAGGGTTGACCACCGCTAGTACTT